TAGGATGAGCAGAATCTATCAAAGTAACAGCATTTGAGTCAATTCCAAATGAAGATAGATTAACTAATAATTCCATGTCATTATATACATAACCCTCATAAATACCACCATTAAGACTTATAGTCGTTCTGTCAATTCCTGGTTCTATACTTGAAATTGTAATAGCATTTGATAAAGTTGGAGTCATGGTAAACTGAGAATAATCTGCTCCGATGTTGTAATTTCTACCAAAATTATTAAACTTGAAAAACAATTCAACATCTTGACGATAAAGAGACACGAGAGGAAGGGCCAAACCAGTTTCTCTGTAAAAATAGAATGGAAGATTAATGATATAAGTACGAGGATTTGTTACGGCAGAATAATCATCTTTGCCGTAAAGAATTGTAAGAGCAGGTTTATTTTGAAGTTCTGTTGTCATATCCATATAATTCTGTATGTACTCTCCGGTAATAACCTCTACGAGTTGACCGCCAATACGAAGTTCAACACTGTCTATGACAGCCGTACCTACAGAATTGGTATATGCAGACTGTATAGCTGTTGGAATTGTATTTCCGGGCACCCATCCAGCTTGTAAAAGTGAAAGCGATGATGTAGGCCCTCCAATAAATTCAGGAACTGTTTGATTTGTTGATATAGGAACATTTACAGGATCAACCTCATATGGGAAATAATCATTTGTAATACCGTAAAATTGAGACCATAAAACTGGTTTTGAAGAAATTTGAAGAGACAGACCATAGTATTCACTTAACTTGAACACACCAGGTAAAGAAAATTCGTTTTCAATCTGCGTAGTTGTTAAGTATTGTCCGGTAAGCTGAGCTATGAGCCATTGTTTATTAGCAAACTGATAAGGAGCATAAGTGTAAGGAACAAATGATAAAACTGTACCAGTTGGTATTTCTGGGAAAACTTGATATGAATACTGTAAAACTATACTTGTTGAATCTGGAATGGCTGATACATATGCGTCACCGACAATTTTAAGTTGTGAACCTCTTACAAGATTTCCTATACCATATAAACTAGAATCACTTACTGTCAGTGTTGCGTAGTTTGATGGTAAAGTGTCTGCAGGTCTGGCCGAAACTGTGACAGTTTGGGCCAAAATTGTGTAAAGTCCCTGAAGCTGAGCCAATGTGAGTTTGGTCAAATAATTGATGTTATAATAAGGATCTTGTGGGGGATTTGATGGTAACACCATTCTCTAGTTTTTACTAATCTTTTTGTCCAGCTCCTGGACTGCAGCAACAAGATGCGTTAGAATTCGCTCCCATCGAAGAGACATTGGCTCTCCTGGGCGAACAGCACGTGGCTCAATCTTCTCCACCTCTTGAGCTATAAATCCCAAATCTACAAGACCTGGTTTTGGAGACTCTTCATTCCATGTAAAATCAACTGGTCTGAGACGTCGAATCACATCCAGAGACGACTCAGAGGTGATGGTCACAACATTACTCTTTAGACGACCATCACATACAGAGTTGAACCCAATAATATCATCGGTTGTACTCAGGTTTCCAGTAATATAGACGTTACTGAATACATTTACTGAAAACATACCAGGACCTCCGTATGTGGTTGGTGGTGGTGCTATGTTTCCATATACATAAAGATCACCAGCCACAATAACGTTGCCATCCTGAACAATAGGCATTTACTATTATTGAGTAGTTTATTCTTTAGGTTAAGCACGAGCCCCCGTAAATGCAAGTGCAGCTGGATCAAACCCCCAAAATACTGCAGATTGAGCAGTTGGGAATGCAAGCTTTTTTATAGTAATTGGATTGTTATAAAATGAATAAGAAACGTTTCCAGTTCCTCCTGTAGAAAATGATACACTTACGTTAGATGTAATAGGAATAATTGGTTGTGAATTTAATGATGTAAAAACTGTATTACTCGTGTATGAATTTGATACTGTTTTTATTGTCGCCTTGTAAGGAAGACCAAGAATTGTTGTATCTTTGAGTATTTGTATATTTGAAAATTCCAGAGTTGTTGGTGAACCTACAACAATATTTGAAAAGTTTGTATAGAAAACAGGATTTAATCCGTTATATAAAGTACCAAGTGTATTTGAATCAAATGGTGGATTTACAGTGTTAACGGTTGTAATAACATTACCACCTGGAGCTATAGTAATTGCCAAAATATTTATAGCATCTAAACCTTTTCCTATTGTTATATTCGTTTGATTAAACTTGAAATCTGTAAATGTCATGTTCAAATTTGAAAAGTCAAACTGTGATGGATACTGTATATTAATTAAATTTGACTGACACAAAACCTGGTCACTAAGCTGAATAGTAATTGGAATACGGGGTGCATTATTCATTGTTATGTACTCGGTTGTTGAAATATTAACAGGTGTAACAATATTAGATGTTAATGCTGTCGTTGTAGTCACATTTCCAGTGAAAAATGGTAATCCTATTATATTACTTCCAGTTGGTACTGGATGAGTATTTGACGTGATATTGAAATACACGTTAGAAAATGGTTTCACAAGTGAATAAATAGATTTCCATCTCCATGCATTAGTTGGATTATCGTATGTAACGGAGATAAAGTCATTCTTCACCCATGGTACAGATGTAGGCGATAGAACATATGCATTAGAAACTTCTGTTAATGTTGTTTTATCATAAACCTTAAGAAATACTGGCGCATATAATGGAGTAAATAAATAGGATGGTGAAAATGTTATATCTATGGTAATATAAGTGAAATTTACACCACCGGAATCTAACGTCTGAACTTTATAAGGATTGCTAATTTTTGTTTGGTAAAACAGATTTACATTTTGTGTAAATCCAGAAAAGCTTTGTGTACGGAATGACAGATTCATTGTGACTGGAATGTTATTTGCATCGTAGTTTATAGAGGAAATATATACAAAATCTGAAATTGATGCAACATTAGTAAGTGTCATTCCTGTAACAAGGGGAATTCCAGTAGTAGAGTTTATAGTTGCAGTAACTGTATTACTATTTACACAGGATGGAACAGTTATGTTAGCTACTGATGTTGAAAATGTAGGAAACACAATATTCTGGCCGGATGTCATAGCAGCAGAATTTGAGTATGTAACCAAAATTAAACGCGCAGATGACAACTGCCCTGTAAATGTCACAGATTCTGGATTAGATGTCGGAGAATATGTATTGTAATATTTTACAGAACGCTGTACATAACAAATTGTATTGGCTCCGTCCGAAAAATAAACTTTGAAATTTGGAATATTTGTTCTAATAAGTGATTGTGTTTGAGCATCTACATAATTGTACTCATTAAAGTACGGATTTACATTAGACTGAATATTAGTAGGAACTGGATAACACCACCCTGGACCAGGTGTAAATAAAGGAGGTAAAACAAGCTTTAATGAAGCTCCCATTAAAAGATCGCCTTTATATGGTAACCTAACGAAACCCGACCCACCAAACTGAATAGGCGTGTTAAAAGGATACTCTTCTGAGTTGAGTAAAAATGGGGAATGTCTACGAAATACACCAGAAAAATATGAAACATCTGGTTTACCATATAAATAGATATCCTGCATGCCAACAGCTGCAAGCTGAATTGATGCAGATGACATTTACTAATATCGACGCGTATTTTTTAAATATGAAAAACCCACGTCGATATTAGATGGCTTCTAAAGCCGGAGCTTTACAGCTTCAGTTGCGTAAGTTTGATCCATCAACAATGCCAGACAATGCTACTTGTGTTTTTCTAGGGCGCCGACGTACAGGTAAATCAACACTCGTCACTGATATTTTATACCACAAACGCCATCTTCCAGCAGGTGTCGTCATGTCAGCCACAGAAGACGGTAACGGCCACTACAGACAGTTTATACCAGACCTATTCATCTATAACGACTTTTCACGGGAGGCGGCGGAAAAACTCTTTGAACGCCAAAGGAAAATGAAGGCGGCTGGTAAATATGCTCCTGTATTCTTTCTCATGGACGACTGCATGTATGACAAATCAAGAATGAAGGAACCAATCATTCGTGAGATTTTCATGAATGGCCGACACTACAACATCTTCTTTTTGTTTACTGCACAGTACGCCATGGATGTACCACCAGCCATTCGTGGTAATATAGATTATGTATTTGTACTCAGGGATAACATTCGTAAAAACAGAGAAAATCTCTACGAATCTTTCTTTGGCTGTTTTCCAAACAAGGATATGTTTTTTCAGGTTATGGATTCGTGTACTGAAAACTACGAGTGTCTTGTATTAGATAATACAGGAAGATCAAATAAAATTGAGGATAATGTGTTTTGGTACAAGGCGCCTATTCGCAAAAACTTTAGACTCGGTTCAGATGCAATGTGGCAGTATCACAGAGCTCATTACAATCCAAGGGCTATTCAGCCATTGACTAATGCAAACAGACCACGGGGTTCACAGCGCGTCGTTGTAAAGAAAACATAATACCCAACCAAAGTAGATGGTTGAGCTCGTAGATATATCAAGCGGTCCAATTCGTCAAGGAAATGATTTAACAGTCGGTATGAGAGACTATATGACGGTCCAGCCACCCCCTTCAAATATGCAGCAAAATTCTCCACTCATTGCCCCGCCATCCAATCCGGAAAAAAATACTCTGTCAGAAGTAGAAATGAATCTGTCTACACCGATCGAGGAGGTTCTTGACACACCAATGGGTCTGATGAATCCCCAGGTTGGTCTCCAGCAGCCCGACATGATTGATGCTCGCAGCGTCCAGTCCCACCCTGCACGTCCAGTCGAGGCCGTGGCAAAAAAGGCTGGAAACAGCGGAAACCCACTGAACCTCAATGATGATCAGTTTCTGTCACTCCTCGCAGGTATTGCAGCAGTAGGTGCATTTTCCAAGCCAGTACAGAGCAAGGTGTCTGAGTTTATGCCAACTGCATTTGGTGCAGATGGTCACCTGTCTACTACTGGTTTGGCACTGACTGCATTTATTGCAGCCGTCATCTTCTACGTGCTCAAGAACTTTGTCGCGAAGAAGTAATTGTCTTCCACTGCTTCAGCATAACCATACCCGGCGGCGCATTTTTTAGTTTATAAACATTTGAACACTGAGTCATATCCACCTTGTTATATCCCTTTGACTTTGTCAAAGCAATACTCGCAGCCATCTGTATACACTCGGGTGTTGCATTCCCTTTCAAAATTACATGTGCACCAGGAACTCCCTGGGCATGAAACCACAAGTCGTCTGGTTCACTGTGTACAAATGTTACTTGATCATTCTCGGTAGCATTTGTACCCACGATTATAGTACATCCCGCAGGCGTCTCAAATTTACGCATCAGTCTGATATATGATGACCACAATAAGGTTGACGAGAGATTCCTCTGTATATACCTAGTCTGCCCGCGATAGCCTTAAGCTTGTGTAAATTGTCCCAAAAGTTCCCAGAGTGTTTGTACTCGATAACAGTCACATGGGCCAACTCGTGTAAAAGAACGTGGAATATGTTGTTTATATCATTCCCGTCTATACATATGAATATCTCATACCCCTTATTCACATTGTAACCCACTTCACCCTTGTTAAACATACCTGTCACTATCAACTTCTTCTGTAGAATAGGAAACTCGTTTGTGTGTTTGAGTTCCTTACGCAGTATGTCGTACTTTCGATCAAGTTCCTGGATGATTTTGGGTTTGATAAAAGATGATAGTACACACAGCACTGCCAATATAATGAGTATGGTCACTTTCGTTTCCATCTCCTCTATTATAATCGTTCGAAAATAAATTGAGAGTATATATCTGTGATCCTACCATTCTTTTCTTTTGCAAAAGGTTCCCACTTGGTCAGAACCATCTTGGCCTCCATGCACAGCTGTACCAGAAGAGTCTTGTAACACAGAGGTTCTGGGATCGCCCCCTGACTATAATAAGGTCCGTCACCAAAGTTTACTATAATCATTTCGCCATACTTTGGCTCGTTTTTCCCGATGCTCCAAC